CCGTGAAGTACGCAGAGGAACATGGGGATTATCAAGACCATACACTCACTTTGAGAACGTCCAATGATTACGATGTCAATAAAGACGGTTTAACTCTGAAAAATGAAGCAGAATACGCATCATTCGTAGAATCTAAAGAGTATGATGTTTTAAGTGGTGCCGCTCTTCATGCGGAGAAACGATTAAAAGAAGAATTTGAAAAATGAAAAAGTATATTGGTACAAAGTTAGTTCAGGCTACACCTGCAATTCGCAAGGGTGGTAAGGTATATCTGCCCACTGATGCTATTCCAAGAACTATGGAACAAGTGGAAGAAGGATACAAGGTGGTATACGAAGACGGCTACGAGAGTTGGTCGCCTAAAGATGTGTTTGAAAAGGCATACAAGGTGGCTGAAACATTCAAAGACCGCTTACTTATTGAACGGCAGGATTTGGCTGAAAGATTTAGTAAACTGTGTGCTTTTGTAGACACTCCCAAGTTTAAAGAAGTTGTAAAAGACGAACACCAACGTGATTTGCTTCTGCAACAGCGCGATTATATGGGTGAGTATCTGAACATTCTCAACCAACGTATCGAAGCATTAGTATGATAGTAACTACCGACATAGGAAACATTCTCTACTGGGACTGCAAGGCTTTCGGAATAAGCATAGTACCCAACGGGGAAACGCTGACGGGTGAATTGACCTCTGAAAGAATCGTTATCCACACGAAGAAACAACAGCCGGGAAAGTATTGGAAGAAATCTTTCGCAGAAGTGAATCTATGTGTACCCAATTTAAGCGAGAATGAAGCGAACACAATCCGGCTTAACGAACTTGAAAGAAAGGCTGGCAAGCTGCTTGATGATGTAGTAAGCACCTATGACGGTACAACCTATCGTTACTCTATCGAATCAATTGGCACGGAAGCGGATACAGCTTTGAAATGCCATTACGTGAATGTGAGAATTTTATTTGAAGTAATAAATGTAAAACTATAAGATTATGATTTCAGCAGTAGGAATAAAAAGAATCTTGTTTGCCGATATTGATAAGGTAACGGCAGACATTACCCCCGAAATCGCAAAGACTTTGATTCAAGCCGCTATCAAAGCGAAAGATGAGGTTTTGAATGTACACGGGGAAACGTGGCAGATTGAGGAAACGGAAGCCTCCGTCACTGGGTACAAGAACCAATTAACGGGAAAGAATTACCGTTACGATGATGTGCCGGGAGAAGTATCGCCCGCTTTCTCTATCGGACAATATGACTGGAAGACCAAGAAAGCGTTCATGGGTGGCGATGTTATTCAGGCAACATCTAAAGATGTAGGTTGGAAGCGTGCTTTGGATAAAGTTATTATCAACAAAGCATTGTTCTGTCTGACCGATGATGATGTCTGGTTCATCTTCCCAAAATGCCGTATTGTTTCCCGTGAAGCCAATACGGATAAGGCAATTGCAATCGCTGTAAAAGGCTTGGTGCAGGAACCGGGAATCGAAGGTGTTTCTTCTGAGTATAACTATGAAGAAGGGCAGATTAAAGCTTTGCAGGCTGAACTACAGTAACCATTGTACCTACTCCTTCCGATGCGACCGTAAAGCTGGACGGTGCAACGGTCAAGTCAAAGCAGGTGAATGCTGGGGCTACCGTTCACTATGAAGTGTCGAAAGTGGGGTACGTCACTCAGTCAGGAGATATTAAAACCACTCCTTCTGAAGTTGATACCACTCTTAAAAAAGAGATAACATTGGTAAAAGCACAAGAGTGATAACCGGGGGATGGATATATACCATTCCCCCTTTTAGTTTAAGAATATGAATCAAGCAGCAAAAACGGTTTCTGATGCTTTGTTAGGGCTGGATTTCATGAATGTGGAGATAGGAGGGATGGTTTATACCATTAAACCTCCTACAATTAAAATTATCTGTCGTGCCATTCATCATTTTTCCAATATCGGCATGACTGGAGATAATGTCATGGAAGCTATTAAAGAACTTCCTGAAATTACTGGAGATATGCTGAAAGGCATTTCTTGTTTCATCTGTGGCAGTGAGGAACTGGCTGATAATTTGGAGAACGGCACTTTTGAAGAAGTCAAAGATGCCTTGGAAGTCTGTTTCTCTATGATGGATATTTCGGCTTTTCAGTGTGTCAGCTCGATGAGGAACGTGTCGATGCTGGCAGCAAGACCGAAACAGTAGGAAACACAACGTTCTTCGGGCAGATAGCCCATTTGATTGACACGCTGCATCTGAGTTATACAGAAGTGTTTGAGATTATCCCTTATCGGAATTTGCTGATGATGCAACGGGATAAATTACACGCAGTATATGGTGGTCAAAAAGTGAATAGAATCAGTGGTAAGGAATTGGCTAATCGTAGGAAAAAGAAATAGATATGGCGAAATTATATTTTAAGGTAGGTAGTGACTGGGAAGAAGTTGTAAGGCTCCGTAATGAAATTGTGAAGTTAAAACAAGAGTTAATGAGCATGGATGGCACGCAGTCTCCTGCTGCTTTCAAGGCTTTGAATGCCCAACTTGCTGCATCCAACCAAAGATTGGATGAGTTGGTGACTAATGCAGCCAAAGCTGGAGCGGAGCTGGAAACGGGATTCAAAAGGAAAATCTTCGATGCTTCCCAGGCCGTGAATGGATTCACAGAGAAGATTCTTGCTCAAAAAGCGGTAGTTAAGGATATTGAAGCGGATGTAAAACGACTTGGGGATGCTTATCGTATAGCATTGAAAAGGAATCCGTTATCAGCAAATAGCAAGTTAGAAGAATACAATGCTGCCCGCAAAGCTCTTGATGAAGAAAAGGCAGCTTTATTTGGATTAACCCAACAACAAGCCGAAGCGCGTCTTTCCGTAAAGAAACTTCGGGATGAATACGCCCTTTACAATGATAATGCTAAGGAAATCGTAGAGAGTAACAACGGTATCGCTATTTCTTGGAAGAAAGCCTTGGCGGTTATTGGTGGTACTGGAGTACTGAAAGCATTAGGTGCTGAAATGATTCGTGTACGTGGCGAGTTCCAGGCTGCTGACACTGCTATTGAAACTTTATTGGGAAACAAAGAGAAAGCCAATGCCCTCATGTCACAAGTTCGTGAGTTCGCTAAAATTTCTCCGCTTGAATTTTCTGATGTAACAGCAGCCACGCAGATGATGCTTGGTTTCAACATTGAAGCTGAGAAAGTTCCCCGTTATCTACAAGCTATTGGCGATGTTTCTATGGGGAACACACAAAAGTTTAATTCTATGACTTTGGCATTCTCTCAGATGTCCGCTGCCGGTAAACTTATGGGTCAAGACCTCAATCAGATGATTAATGCAGGATTTAATCCTCTGCAAATCATGTCTGAAAAGACCGGTAAGTCTATCGCTACCCTCAAAGATGAGATGTCTAAGGGGGCTATTTCCGCAGAAATGGTTCAGCAGGCATTTATAGATGCTACTTCCGCTGGTGGTCGATTCTATCAGATGTCCGAAAACGCTTCAAAAGAGATAAACGGTCAGCTTTCTATGATGCAGGATGCGATGGATAGTGTTCTCAACGAGTTAGGTGAGAAATCGGAAGGTGTAATTATGGACGGCATTCAGATGACTGCTTCTTTGATTGAAAACTACGAAACAGTCGGCAAGATACTTGCTGGATTAGTAGTTACTTATGGCGCATATCGTACTGCTGTAATGCTTACTACTATCGCAACGAGCAAACACACGATAGCCGAGATAGCCCTTACCAATGCCCGTGTACTGGCACGGAAAGCACAAATGGCTCTCAATGCGGCAATGCTTACCAGTCCTTATGTTTTGCTGGCGACTGCCGTTGTAGGGCTTGGTGCGGCCATGTGGACTTTCCATGATTCCGCAACCGAAGCCGAAAAAGCACAGAGAAGGTTTAACGAACAGCAAGAAGAAGCTAAAAAACAAGAGGAAGAACACAAGCAGAAAATTGATTTCCTTGTAAAGAGTTCCCGTGACATGGCTTTGTCTGATTTACAAAGAGGACAGAGCTTGGCGGAGTTGAGAAAAGAATACCCAAAGATATTCGCTCAATACGACATTGAAACCATTAAACTTGCTGATATACTCAAATTAAAGCAGCAGATTGCAGAGGAAGATGCAAAACGTGCCGGAGAAAAACAAGCCAAAGAATTTTCTAATATTGAATCTGAAATCAAATATTACGAAAATTTACTGAAATCTCTTTCCGGGCAGCAAGGTGTTGATGGATATGTGAAGAAGATGAAAGAATTGCGTGCTATGCGTGACGTTATGTTACAAGACAAGGGGAAAGGCATTTCAGAGCAATTCATATCCAATTTGAACAATGTTGATGTAAAGGAATTTGACCGATATATTTCCGAACTTGAAAGGAGAATCAAAGGAAAGGGTGATAATGGAACCATCAAACTCCGTTTGCCTATTGATGTAGAGGGAACTTTGTCAGATGAAGCAATCTATAATGTCAAAGACATAAAAACACTCATAGATACTGCAAAATCTGCCAAGCAAACCCGTATTGATTCAGAGAAAAACAAAACTACTTACAAACAAGACTACGATAAAGCCAAGAAAGAGTGGGAAGATGCCAAAAAGAAACTCTCTGGAATAGAAAAGGACAAATCCAAGTTTACCTCAAAGCAGTATGAAGAGGCTAAGAAACGGGTAGAAACAACTGAAAAATCCTATAAAAATTTAGGTGGTATCACTGGTAGTTCTTTAACCAAGCAGGAAAATCTAGCAAAAAAGCAAAAAGAAAATCAGGAAAAGCTGGACGGGCAACTTCTTTCACTTCACCGTCAGAACCAACAGGATGAAATCAACCTGATGAGAGAAGGCACGGAAAAGAAGTTGAAACAGATTGACCT